CCTTAAAAAACAGAGAAAAAATCGTGCATTCGTGCAGAAGTACCGTTGTTTTATTATATCAATCTGATATACAGTAAATTATAAGCGTACAAAATCCGTACGAATTGCGCACAAATAGCGTACGAATTGTACTTTTTTGAAAAAAAGGCCGAAAAGTACGCAAACGGAAGAATTAGTGCGGGAATGTACGATTTTTGTACAGGTGTAATATGTTGATATACAATTAAATATCAGTAGGTATATGTACAAAAGTACTGCCGCACGATTTTTATACTATATCCGTGCAAGGGCTTGGTTATATTCTCGGTATTTAGTATATTTGTGTAAAAATCAACACTTTAAATGACAAAGAAAGATCGATTTGTCTGCTGGCTGCCTTGCAAACCGTATGTCCGGCAGTTCCTACTGCATAATTTCAATGCTCCTGATGATACCTGGACTGAAATCGTTAACCTGTCTTCCGACAAGGAATTGCAGAAAGATTTTCTTTCCCGGCTATCCAAACCCGGACGCTACGAGAACAAATACCGCAACCTTTACCGCTATACGGCTAATGTGGCGGTAGAGATACGCCGTGATGACTTCTACCGCTATGGCTGGTCGATGTCGAACACCGAAGTGGTGGCGTTCGGTACCAAGATTGAGCGGCGGATCAAACAGATACTGTTCCTGTATCTTGATACCCATGTCAGTATGGGACTTCCGCTATCAACCGCCATCCGTAATTTCCAGACAAAGTTTGGGTTCACTGAAGACACCTGGTCTTATGATACCATCCGCAGGGAGTATAACCGACACGGATATCGGAAGACAGTGGAGAATACTACAATTTTTGATTTTATTAACCGTATAATATTGGGGAAGTTGTCCGAGTTTGGGACAATTTCCCAGCAAGGAAGATTAGCGTATGAAAGTGATAAACTATGATTTTGAAAACATCGGAGGACTGTTGCAGATGATTGCCATTCCCCCGACTTCGTTTTTGCGGATCCGCAAAGATTACAATACCGGCCTGAACTACCTGGAGCTTCGCAACCGGGAGGATATTATTTCTATACCGGTATATGCCAATGATACTTATATATATAATGAGGATAAGGAAGTGAATGATGCCGGGGATTGCTGGAATGTGTCGGTTGAAGGCGTGATTCCTAAACTTTCCTCAGTAAATCATCAGCTGATGGAGACGCTGGAGCGTGGTTTGTGGTATGTGCTGGCGGTGGACGGCAATGGCGAAGTACATTGGTGCGGACAAGAAGACGCACTTATGCTGTTCGCCACGAACAAGACAAGCGGACGCGCCGTTTCCGAACGGAACGGAACGTCTTTCACGTTCACCTGTGTACAGGATGAACCTACCATTTATATATCCGGATTGGAAGAACTGGAAGCGTAAAAACAACGCTTATTCCCTGTTTGACGGTGCCCTGTGTCCTTGGGTACCGTTTTTTTTGCGCTTTTCTTTGCGTAAAAAAGTTATATGAACGAGACAGTTATCACATTATTCGGCAGTATTGACCGGTATTGTTACAACAAAAATTATCTGAAATACTTTTTAGATAAGGCAAAAGGCCAACCCGTCCGCTTGAAGGTCTCAAGCTTTGGCGGTGATGTGGCCGAAGCGGTCGCCATGGCAAACCTTATATCCGAGCATGGCAATGTGACGGTGGAGTTTATCAGCTTCAATGCTTCAGCGGCTACCATACTGGCGTTCGGTGCCAATTCCATCGAGATGCATGAGGACGGTATGTGGTTGGCACATAAGTGCAGTCTGGGCGTGGACATTTGGGGACAGCTCAATGCCGATCAGATTGAAGGTGCCATTAAGGAGTTGCAGAACAAGAAGAAGAGCGCCGAAGCCATTGACTTAATGATTGCGCAGAAGTACATCAACCGCAGCGGTAAAAGCCTGAAAGACATTATCACTCTGATGGAAGAAGAACGCTGGATGCCGGCTTCTGAAGCCAAGGACTGGGGATTCATTGACAAAATCATTCCCGGTGCTCATAAAAAGCCACAGATAACCAATGAAATAACCGACTGCTTTACTGCCATCGGTTTACCATTGCCGGTACTCAATGCTTCCGAAGCGGAAACGCAACCCAAAGGCAATGACAGAAATCTTGTTTCCCAAATCATTGACGGTATCAAAGGCCTGTTTCCTGCCAATAATAAATCTGAAGACATTTCTAATTCAAATACAGTTATTTCCATGCGTAAAGAATTTACTTTCATTAATCAGATCCTCAATAGCGAAGGCATTGAGGAAAAAGACGGTAAGATATCTCTTACCGTAGAGAACTTGCAGGCTATCAATAATGCCATCAAGGTAGCCAATGAGGCGAAAACCAAAGCTGAAAGCGATTTGGCAGCCGCCAATACAGCCAGACAGACAGCTGAAAACAATCTGACGGCAATTGTCAACGATCTCGACAGCTTGAGCGATAGCGTCAGGAATGCAGCCGACAGCAAGGCTAAGGTACAGGTTATCCGTGATATTGTGGCTAAGATACCCGGTACGGCAACCGCCAGTCATCAGGAATCGGATGAAGACAGCAAGTTTGCCGATATCGCTACGGATCCGATCAACAGTTATGAGAATGAATAACATCTAAACTATTCTATTTATGGATTTTAAAGCACCTATTGACATTACCACGGTTCTGACCGCGGTAAAAAAACACAGAGACATCCTGAAGGCGGTTGATAAGCTCGAGGCTTCGGAGGTATTGAAACATTTCACTCCGGTACCGGGCATTACCGATTCTCTTGAATTGGGCAAGGTAGAAGGCGGAAGTATTTCCAGCAAGTACACCGGCAAGTTTACTGCCGGCAAGTATCTGGGTAAGATTGTTCCGCGTCGTCTGGTCGTTCGTCCCGTCGTGATGGAAATGTCCGATGAACCGGAACGTTACCGCCGCACCTACATTGCTGAGGTGCCCGGTACGCTCCGCAAAGAACATCCCTTTGAGTTGTGGCTGATCAACCATGGCCATGAACTGGCATCCAATGATTTGCTGTTTGCTATCTTCACGGCAAAATACAGTGCTGATGCAGACAAGACGGACATTCAGGACTCTTTCGACGGTATCGGTACCATTGTTACCGAAGGCGAGGCAGTCGGAGATATCTCCAGTGCTGAAGGCAACGTATATGCCACCGGTGAACTGACTCTTGCCAATGTCGGTGAGAAGCTGCTGGAGATGTGGCGCCACATGCCGCGTACCTTCAAGCGCAAAAAGAACATCAAGATGTTCATTAGCGATGATATCGGCGATATGTACGATGACTGGCGCAAGGGAGAAGGCGTTATTGTCATCGGACTCAAAGAAGACACTTCCGATACGCAGCATTTGCTCGGTTCCAACAACCGTTGCGAACTGGTGCGTGTTCCGAACCTTCCCGATGGTAGCCAATTCGTTATGCTGACCACTAAAGAGAATGTTTGTTATGGCTTTGATAAGGAGAGTGATTTCAAGTCTATCAAACCGTTTGTATCTGGTAATCCCTATACCTTCGATGCTGCCGGTAAATATGTGATAGGCTTCCAGTTCGTATCAGTACATAAGTCTGAGTTCTGTGTCAATGACCGTCCGGTGGATCCTGAAGGAACTAATCCGTTCGGATATATTGAGGTGAGCATTACACCGGATGAAGCAATCAACAACGGTGGCAAATGGCGTATTCAGGGTGAAGAGAGCTGGCGTGATTCCGGCACGTATGTAGCTGTTCCCGGTGGTAAGGAATATACCGTCGAGTTCCTGGAGGCTGCCGGATATACCACTCCTGCCGTGCAGAAGAAGACTCCTGCCGCGGGCAAGGTGGAGAAGGTGACAGGTACTTATGTTGTTAAATCTGAATAAACCCTACGACTATGGCAGAAGTAGATCCTAAATTATGTATTGCCCTTGATGATATCAACGAGGCAATGGACTGCGATAGCCAAGGTAACATGGCGGGTATTGTACCGTCCGTTATCTTCGGCTATCATGAGGACGTGGCGACGTGGCCGGACTATCCGAAAAAGACGGATGCCCCGCTTTCACTTGAGGAAGCCGGTACACTGGTTGGCGATCTGGTTATGAAGGAAGGCAGGCGGGCTTACAAGATGGATTTCACGGACGACCTGGCGGAATTCAAGATTACAGATCAGGGAGAGACAGGCGGTGAGTCATCGCTGATGGACTTGAATATCATTTCTCCCAAGATGCGGAAGAAGGTATTCGGTTTCGAGAATGCCACCAAAGGGCGCAAGATGTTCTTTATCGTAACTGATAACAACGGCATGAATTATCTGATGGGTGACAAACGACGTGGTGCCATGCGTGCCTCAGGTGACGGGGCCACTACCGGAACAGGTAGTAGCGGACGAAACCAGAGTACGTTGCACTATACTTTCGCTACACCCGTCAAGTGTGTATATGAAGGTGACACAGAAGACATTCTTATCGTAAAGGCTGCACCTGGAGGTTGATTTTTCGTTTCTTCGTTTTGTTAGTTGCTTGTTTATGTCCGTCTCCGAATTCTTTCCGGGAGGCGGACATTTTGTTTTGTCCTATTCCGGCAATAAAAATCGCAATAGTTTTGCGTATCACTAAAAATCAACGTATAATGTCAAAAATTACACAGAGCTATATTGAAGCCCGCAGGGACGGTATCAAGTGGTTAAATTCCAATAAGCGGGATTATAGTACCGGAGTGAATATCCTTACCCGTTCTGGGTATAAGGGCTTTGTCGCTGCACGTCTTGCACGCCAAGGTGAAAAGCCGCATACCCGCGAGAAGCTGGAATATGAGATCCGGCAGATGATTAAAGTCTGGTACCATCCGGATGATCCGCGTTTTGAGGATGTGGATCTGGCGGATGATGCAGTGCTGGGTAATGACGGCCGTTCCGAGACGGTTCCGGAAGAAACGGCGGCGGTCATTGTTTCCATTGCGGAAAAGGAACTGGCACGTGAAACGGATGAACAGCCGGCCTACCCTCCAGTGATCGCCAAAATCATCTATGATTTCCGGGATTGCTATAATGAACGTTCACGGCTGCACCGGTTACTTGCCGAACAGGGTGAGAGCAATATAGCGGCTGTATGTGCACAGCGTAAGGATATTGTTACTCGTATAGCCTCTCTCTCCAATCGTATGACATTGCTGGCTGCCATCAAACAGCAATATGAGCAGAAAAAGGAGTTGCCGACTGATGAACAGCTGGACGAACTCTATAAAAAAGTGGATGCTGCTGAAGAGAAGTCGGAAAAGGAAGATGAGCAGACTGATATCAGTTCCCTTTCCGTCGAAGAGTTGAAAAAAGCGAAGTCTAATGCCAAGAGTAAGATTACCAAGGCAAAAAACATGTTGCTGTATTCTTCAGAGAGCAAGCCTAAAAACGGCAAGGAAAACCCGCTTCCGGACTGCCCGAAACGAGTGAAGTATGAGAAGAAAGTAGCCGAGCAAGAGGTATTAGTTGAGAAAATAGATTATAGACTGGCCGAACTGCAATAATGTTGGTATGTTGCAGCGATATGAATGAGATGCCGGCGGAGAGCATGAAGGACAATGCGCTCCCTCTCCGCCAAACGGATGCGGCAGCCTCCGACCATGACTTGGTTGCAGAGAAGCTGCTGCATCCGGACGCTATGGGGATGCTGGTACCTGGCAGGGATAAGCATTTCTATTCTTCCGGAGCATTTAACCTGATCCAGTTGATTTTATATATTTTGAAGCAGACCGGTCCGGCACACCTGTTCTTGACTACTTACTCCATCTCGATGGATAGTATCAACGCCCTTCGTCGTAAAGTCGAAACGAATGAACTGTTATCTGTACGGTTCTTAATAGACAACCGTGTACGCAGCATTTCACCGAAACCATTCGACTATCTGGTAACTACATTCCCGGACAGCTACCGCTGCCTGGCACTACATGCAAAAGTGGCGTTGCTGTATAACGAAGACTGGAAGATTACCGTTGTAGGCAGTCAGAACGCCACGCATAACCCAAAGCTGGAACGTGGAATTATCCATACCGGTGGCGATATTTTTGACTTTGATTTTAAAATGTTGAATGATGAGTTTGACGCAGGAACAACGTGAGGAAGTCGAGAAAATGGCGTACCGCCTTATCCCTCCGGGAATGATCGCAATCAATATCGGTGTGGATGAGACGGATTTTCTTGCAGAACTTCGTACTCCGGGCACTGAAGTTCGGACAGCTTTCTACCGGGGACATCTCAGACAGATGGTTGAAGTACGGGAGGCTATCATCAAGTCCGCCATTAACGGCAGCAATCCGGCACAACAAGAACTGATCAAGTTCTTTAAATCGCAAAAGCAATATCTTGAGTATGAGTAGCAACTTGACAACATCCAAAAGTAAATCTGCATTGGAGGAACAGTCATATGAACTCATCCGGCAGCACATCATTGATCCGGAAAACAGTCCGTTGCCGGAGCATCTTCGGGTGCAGTGCAATCGGGTATTGCAGATAGCCCGTTTGCTTGACGATTATCCCAATGAGAGCCATATCATCAACATCATGTTGGCGAAATATCGGATTTCACGTACACAGGTACGTAAGGATATCGCCCTGGCAAAAGAGTTATTCAAGACGCAGCATCAGTTTGACTGGGATTTCTGGTTTGCTTGGATGATCAAGGACCAGATTCAGCTTATCCGGGACTGTAAGCTCAGAGGTGATCTGAAGAACTGGAACAACGCTAAGAAAGTGTTGCATCAGATGATTGGTGAGAAACCGGCTTCGGTTGAGGATCCGCGACGTATGGAGAAAAATGTCTTCTACATCCAGATCAACAGTATGGGGCAAACGGTAGATATCCCGCTGAATGCAATCCGTAATCTTTCACAGGAAGAGCAAAAAGTCCTTGTGGATTCAATGTACACACCTATCGACGATGTGCAGGCAGAAGAAATAATGAACTCATAAATATAACAGCCTTGGGCGGGCTTTGTAAAACCCATATACATATTATGAAAGAAATAGAATTAGGCGACAAAGTTCGCAGTAGTGTATCTGGCTTTTCAGGGATTATAACTGCTAAATGCGAGTACTTACATGGTGTAACAACGTATGCTGTTACAGCCCCTGAACCGTTAAATGGAGAAGTAAAAACAGAATGGTTCGCAGCCTCTGAACTCATAATTGAAGAGTAAGAGGCTTAGCAGGTCTCGGAATGGTTCTACTTTTCCGGGTTCTGTTAAATTAATACTTTCAAAACAGATTAATCATGAAGAAACTGACCAATAAACGCCTGATCTCTTATCTGGCTGACCATAAACATATTGATATGGTGTCAGTCAGCAAGACACAGATTGTTTGTACCGTATCCGCTAAGTTCAAACCGGATGAAGTGAAAAAACTATTAGACGATACAGGGCAGCCAATGCCCCGTATGACTTCATCAGAAGGTGTGAACTACATTGTTTTCCCACGTTATTGATGTGACAGGACAATGGACGAAAACGTTTGGGAAGAGGTTATACAGGTCAATCCGGCACAGGCGGCATTCCTGGTAATGCCGTACAAGAACGGGTATGTCATCTATTCACGTGCAACAGGTAAATCTTTTATTACCGGTGCCGTGATAGATGACAATATCCGCCTGATGCCGCGCGGTATTACCACGCTTACCCAGGCTACCATTGGTCAGGCGTTGACTAAAACATTGCCATCCGCTTTCAAGATGCTTGAGATGCTCGGTTACAAGCAATGGGATCCGGTCAGCAAGACCGGTGATTATGTGGTGTGCCGCAGACCCATTGAGGGATGGTACAAACCTTACGAACACATCATGTCGTTTGAGTATGGTATCAGCTTCAGCAACGGGCACATGCTTTATATACTTACCCAGGGCGGTAACAGCCGCGGACCGAATGCTGACTACAACATCACCGACGAAGCGTTGACGCTCGATAAAGAGAAGTTCGATCAGGAGGCGGCACCGACCAACCGGGGTAATGAACACATCTTCGGACGCAAGTCGGAGAATCCGGTTCTGAAGCATCACGGCAACACGTTCCTTTCTTCCATGCCTTACACGCCTGAACAAAAATGGCTGCTTGAACCGGCCAAGTATTACGAGGAAGAACGCGGCATCCGACTGTTTGATGTCTGGAACAAGATTGTGCGGTTACAGATGCAGCTCATTGATGCAAGGATTGCGAATGATGCGGGACTCTTCAAGGAAATCTGGAATGAAACCGTCCGTCTCAGGCAAAGTATCACACCGTTCGTCTCACGCGACGGTACACTCTTTATCCTTGGATCTATCTTCGACAACATTGCCAATGTAGGTATGAACTATATCCTGAACCAGTACAAGGTGATGGATAAGCTTTCCTTCATGATCGAGATCCTGAATTTCATGGTGGACAAGATTGACAGTTGCTATTACCAGCTCGATGAGCGGCACGTCTATTACAACGCCACCAACGACGACTACATCCGCGACTTTGCGGAAGATCACAACTACAACTGGCAACAGCTTGCCAACAATGATGACAGCCGGCGTGACCTGGACTGTACCCCCACGAAGCCGCTGGAACTGACACCCGACTGGGGTTCTGTCGCCTCCTTCCTTGAAGTGGCTCAGGAACGCAATTATGATTTCGTGACGAAGCTGCTGACACGTGAGCCGATGGATAACAATATCAACGAGTTCTTTGTCAAGCGTGACGAGGAAGACGATACAATGGTCAATGCGCTGATGGATAAGTTCTGCCACTATTACCGTAACCATATCAACAAGCGCTTGCATTATTACCGTGACCGCTACGGGGATGCACGTCGCGCCAACAATAAGAAATCCTATAACCAACTTGCCATTGAGCGCCTGGAGAAACACGGGTGGACGGTAGAGCAACACACCCATGCGGGCATGGAACCGCCGCAGCATGATAAATATCTGTTGTGGGCTTCTATTCTGGCGGAGAAGGACGAACGTTTTCCGAAGAAGCGTTTCAACGGCTCGAAATGCAAATACACGCTGATCTCCATGAACAACACACGCGTTATTGAAGATCGTGAAGGACGGTTTGCCAAGGATAAGCGCAGCGAACGTAACCAATCCATCCTTCCTGAAGAGGCAACGCACTTCGGTGATGCGGTCGATAAACGTATATGGACGAAGTACGGGCATTTGCTCAGGCAGGCTTATGGGTTCGTTGATGCGCGTATCTGATTAACTGCACACATTCGCAACAGCAATCGCAATACTTATAGCAGGACTCGCAACGATTGAGGACCGAACGCCGCACCGGAGGACTGGCGGAGGGTGTTTTCTTTGATGTAAAAATGTGTTACTTTTGTCATATTTCCTTACTTTTTGCGACTTCTTTTGCGCCTTTTGTTAGGGCGCGGTAGGAAGAAACTTCCGTTTCTTTTTCCATTCGGATGGAAAACAGGGTATTGTGTATTCATTCTCAAGGCAATAGATTTTTTATAACATTCATTAACAGAGTCCGCGGCGCGTGCAAAATCCGTACTGAAGAAATAGGCAGGCAAATCTATTTCCCCAGTACGGATTTTGCACGCGTATAGAGGTAGGAAGCAACGCTTCCTTGTGTTTGTTTGCACCCATGCAGGTCCCCCGGTCTTTTTCTATTCTAAGGTAGAGACCGGTAGAGCGGTATAGTTTTCAACTATGTATTTTCAGGCTGTTTCCTTTTCTGATTCTCGCCCTTTATTTCTGTCCCCTATCACTACACAGTTTCGCTTTTTTGTGCTGCAAAGGTAAATGTTGACGTCACTGGCTCAAGTTCAAGCGGTGTTTCAGAAAAAATCTCCACCCTTCAGGTAGTATTCAAGCCGTTCCGGTTTTCTGAAAAACTTGCTCCTGTTCCTTACAACACCTTTTGATGCAGCGTAAAAAAGGCGAAACATACCGCGTAGCGACAGGCGACGCAGAAAAAAAAAGCTCCAATCAGGGAAACAGCCAATAAAAGGCTCACACCCGGAAGCTCAAGGTTCAACATAAAATTTTACAATTATGGCAGCAAAAAGAAACATTCCCGAAGCATGGAAACAACAGTGGTCTAAGTTTATGTTCAACTTCTTTGACTACTTACCTACGAAGTACGAGGCAAATAAACGTGAATGGGCAATCAGAAAGATGATATGGGACTTTAAAGACGGAAAACGTAGTGTATCGGTTGCGGAACTCGTGGCGAAGAAGATACGTGAACAGTTTGGCGCAGATTGCGAGAATGTGACGTTCGTATGTATTCCTGCAAGTTCAGCAGAAAAAAATGAAATCAGATACAAGGTGTTTTCCGAAGAAGTGGCACGGTTAACGGGATGCAGTAACGCATATAAGGCGATTACTATTGAAGGCGGACGTATTGCCATCCATGAGACAAAGAGTAGCAAGACGGTGCAGGAAGTTGAAGTTATCAAGTTTGATAACGGCTTTTTCAATGGGAAAAAAGTACTTCTGTTTGATGATATACTAACGCAGGGACATTCTTACGCCCGTTTTGCTTGTGCACTTGAAAAAATGGGTGCAGAAGTATTAGGAGGCTATTTTTTAGGTAAAACAATTCTTTCTTATAACTAATATAATTCTTTTATTATGAATACTTTATTTGATAATGATTGCCGCTACATGAGTGACAGTGAACTGATTTATGAGATTAGCAACAACAGGCAGATTGTTTCAGACGTTGAACGCAGCAACGGAGAGATAGACATTGATAAGCTGTTTGCATCCTTGACACCTGGACGCAAAAAAGTTGCCGTGGCAGCGGTGGAGATGTACAAGAGACAGCAGTCTCAACAGGTTGAACGCAGGCTTATACGAATGAGCAAAGATGTATATGATTTGATGCAGCCGTTAATTGGTGACTTGCGTAACGAGGAATTTTGGGTAGTGGCTATTAATAATGCATCCCGAATAATCAAGAAAGTGCAGGTTTCGGTTGGTGGGATAGATCAAACTTCGGCAGATGTACGGCTGATTATGCAGGTGTTGATAAACACGGGAGCTTCACAGTTTGCAGCGGTACACAATCATCCGAGCGGCAACAGCCGGCCGAGTAATGAAGATAAGAGGCTGACGGAACAGCTTAAAAAGGCGGCAGGGATATTCAACATTCGGATGATGGACCACGTAATTGTAACGAATAACGGATATTATAGTTTTTGCGATGAAGGGATGATTTGACGGATGGGGTGCGGGCGCACCCATTCCGTTTGCTCGCACACTCGCAAACGGAATGGGACCCAAAGCGGTATGAATGATTGAGTTTTTCCGTTCCTTCAACCACGGAGGGGCTTTTTTTGTCCTATGAAAGCGGATGTTATGATTTTACCTTTGTGACAAAAAAAGATATGATACGTTTCATCACCAAGTTCGTCGGTACCTATGGATATGATTCCCTGAAGGAGTTCTTTCTTTCGGTGGCACCCAGTTTCAAATACAACCTGCAACTGCCGGCTATTTCCTTCAGCGCAATCACTGCTGTAATCAGTGAATGGATAGGTATCACCCCGCTGCTGGCGATGGCTATGCTGATCGCCATTGTTTCCGAGATGTGGACGGGCATCAAGGCAAGCAAGATCCGCGGCATAGGATTTGAATCCTTCCGTTTCTCACGCTGCATCATCAAGCTGTGTATATGGCTGACCATCATTTATATCACTCACTCATTCTATCTGGAGAGCAAGGCAGGGTCGGAAGAGAGCTTCATCATGCTGCTGGCTACCCTGTTCTTTTCCATTGTCAAAGTGTTCGTTATGACCTGGTTCTGTGTGGAGCACGTGACAAGCATATTGGAGAATCTGGCGGTTATTGACGGCAAACCTAAAGATACGCTGATCAAGCAGGTGGGAATATTGTGGGCGACGGTTACAGACAAATTTAAAAGGAAGGTCGATGAAACGGAACGTTAGTTGCATGTTGCTATGTGCGTTTATAGCACTTCTTTCCGGTTGGGCAGGTTACCTGCTGGGGGCCCGTCACCGGAGTATTGTTTGCACTCCGGAAACGGTAATCAGGCATGATACGATACGCCCTGATATTCCTGAACCGGAAGTGATTGTCCGTGAGGTACCCACAGAAGTGGATACGGCGGCTATACTGGCCGACTATTTCTCGGAGAAGCATTATCTCGATACGATTATCGAACGTCCTTACCTGCGGGTGGAAATGACCGATATCATATCCCGCAATGCGCTGCTTGATCGTACGGTAGTGGTGGATTACCGGCAGCCGGTCGTTTATAACAATGCCCTGGCTCTGGGATTGGATGCCGGACGTTACAGCTGTGTGTTGTCTGCTGGGTATCGGCGTAAGTCGTGGGAGTTTAGGGCGGGATATGACTTATACAACAGGTCGGTGGTGTTGGGTATATCTAAAGATCTGTGGAGATGGTAGCGAACTTGGGCAATAACACGTATCTGTTTTCCGCCGATATGGAGGATATCCGTATTACGGACGTACATGAGAAACTGGCTTTCAAGATGACGGTGGACGGACAGGAGGCGCTTTCTGAAGTGTACTATCCGGATAGTGAGAATGCAGTCGTCATTTGTGATCCCGGCACCATCATCAATGAGTATTTCGTACGTCCGGAGCTGGGTAGCGGTGATGACTGGATAGCCCTGCCACCCATGACGGTACAACTGTCTCTTTCAGACAGCGAGGCAGCGGTTGAATACACGCTATATGTGTTCCACTCAAGATACCGTGTGTCTTTCGAGCCGCTGACCGGCTTCATATTTTATTCTCGCTATAAAATCAAGCATATCAGGCAAAATACGATTGATTACCTTTCCTTTTTTGTGTCTGACAAGACTAAAGTGTATTTGGATATCATCTATCTGGAGTCCGGCAACAGCGTCAAGAAAACCGTTGAGTTGCAACTGTCCGATGCCAACCGGATGATGGCATACAACATGAGTCCGGCCAAGGTGGGTAAACTCGCAGGTCTCAGGGCCGACAATATCTTATCGTATGATGCACGCATCACCGATGGCACGTTGACGGACCTTGTAAGGTATGTCATCGACCGGAAAAGCCATCGTGAAATACACCAGTTTCTTTATTACAATGTATTCGGATTACCGGAATCCATATCATTCTCAGGATTGGTACAGTTTAGTCCGGAACTGGAGGGAGATATCGCGGACATGGTGAAGCTGAAAAGGAGATTCAATCCGTTTTTCAATGATCTGCGCACGGTCAACACCGGGTATTTGGACGAAAACAAGTACAAGGCCCTGATAGACATGCTTACCTCCCCGGTACAGCGGTGGTATGACACGCCTTCTTTACCGATGGAGATCATCATCACAGATATTGACTTTACCCATACAAAAATGGGAAATCAGCGGGTAAACGTGAATCTGACCTTCTGTCCGGCAAGCCGGAGGCATCAGGTATTTGACAGATACTCGTTTGGTGGCGGTATCTTCGATTATACATTTGACAGGACATTTGAATAATAATATACAATGGAAACAATACGCAGAAATTTAGCATTGGCCGACATGGATATCCGCAGGGATGAGCACGGGAACCGGCGTGTCTTTTCGATAAAATTCGTCAGTAAGGAGGGCAAGGTTTACTTTATCCCGCAGGCATACGCCTGTGGTGCTGGACGCATGAACATGAAGGAATATCAGCTTCGGGGTGTACAGCCCTGTGACTGCAAGGGTAACCCCGAAGGGCATCCCTACCCGGTGGATATTGATCTGATACTGGAGTATAACAAAATGAAAATCGTATTCTGATGAACATACTGTTTAATTCAAGCGGCATTCCCCTGCTGATGCAGTCCACGTACATATTCGGTGAGACTACGGGAACTCCGCAGAACGAGATGAAGGACCGTGCCCGGATCCTGTCGCCATACGACTTGTCGAATGTCAGCTACATAGACATCGACGGGGTGAAGATACGCCCATGGGGAGACGAGAACGATTTCCCGCAGAAAGCAGCCGAAGAGATCGGCAACACCAGTGTGCTCAATACCGGATTGAAGTTTCTCCGGAACCTGACACTTGGTCAGGGTATTTATCCTTGTACGGTGAACGGTTACGATGATGGCGGCAACGAGATACTGAAGCCGGTTACGGATAGCCGGGTACAAGCTTTTGTCGCTTCCAGGAATGTAAGGCGTTACATGGAGAAGGTGCTGCGGGATTATCTGAAGTTCGGTAATGGAGCTGTCCAGTTCGTTCCGTCAGCAGCCGGCAATTCTTTTGCAGGCGTCAATCCGGTTAATGCACTTTACCGCCGTTACTCTGAAGTGGATGAGTATGGCGCCTGTAAATGTATTGTTTCCGGATATTGGCCGCAGCGTCCGGATAAGGGGCAATACACTAAGCTGGAGGTATTATCTGAATATGATCCGCAGATGCATGCTGAAGTGTTGCGGTTTGCCGGGAAGATGAAGAACGGATTCATCCTGCCGGTGCGTGATAGTTGGAGTAATGATGATTTATACGGGATGCCTGTCTGGTGGCCGGCATACGTGTGCGGCTGGGTGGAAATAGCTCATCTCATTCCTCATTTCCTCAAGAAAGCATACAAGAACCAGATTACCTGGAAATGGCACGTGCAGATTCCGTATAGCTATTGGGAGAAAAAGTTTCCTTCCAAAGACTATTCAGCCGATGAGCGCAAGGCGGCCATTCAAAAGGATATGGACTCTTTGGAGCAGAACTTGTGCGGGCCGGACAATGCGGAGAAACCTATTTTCTCACATTATGCCGTCAATGAGATGAACGGCAGGATTGAAGAGGAATGGAAGATCAAGCCGCTGGAGAACAAGTACCAGGGCAGCGATAACCTTCCGGTATCGGCAGCCGCCAACTCCGAGATATTGTTTGCCTTAATGGTCAATCCCAATGTGCTCGGTGCCGGTATGCCGGGCGGTACATACGCTGGCAATCAGGGCGGTTCCAATATTCGTGAGGCGTTCCTCGTGAACATCGCCAACGCCTGGATTGACCGACAGAATATTCTGGATCCGATTGAACTCTATATAAAAATGAACGGTATGCCGGAGTGTGAGTTGCGTTTCCGCAATACCATTTTAGTAACCCTCGATACCGGTAGCGGTACCAAAAAAACGTTGAGCTAATGATATTCAGTGCAGAGAAATGGAACAAGGGTGCCGAACTCAAGGCACTGATGAAGGTGAATACCGCAATTTCGTTCGATATGATGGAAGCACCGCTTCGGGGTGCTTTCCGGCAATTCCTGATTCCGTTGCTGGGGGATGCGATGGCGGGCGAAGTGATTGAGATATATAATTTCGGTCCGGATCCAGATGTGTTGGAACAGAATACTGAAGGGGCCACCGAACGGGAGAAGCTGGATGCCCGGCTGCTTGAGATCTGCAAACGGGCCAACGCGAACCTGGCTTTCTGGAATGATTTCGATGAAATCAGCGTCCGGATCACGGATGCAGGATTTCAACGGCAGAAGTCCGACAATGAATCTTTTCAGCAGGTGTACAAATACCAGGAAGACAATCTTCGTATGTCTTTCCGCAACAAAGGGTTTAACGCGCTTGATGAGTTGCTTGAGTTCCTGTATGCGCATATAGCAGAATATCCGGAATTTGCGACCTCACAGGCTTACCAGGACCGCAAATCCGCCATTGTCCGCAGTACTGCAGATATAAATGATGTCTGTTTCATTGGCGGCAGCCGGATTATCTTCCTGCGTTTGCAGCCGCATCTGAAATTTGTGGAGGAAATGTTGCTTCAGCCGGCTATCGGTGACAGGCTTTATGAGCATCTGATTGACGGGTTGGTTAATCCACCTGAAGATGGAGAACAGCGGAAGAATGTGGAGCGTTTTCGCCTGGCCTGTTCCCGCTACATCGGGACAATGGCCGTTAGACGGCTGTTGATGGAGACGGGCAGCATTACGGACCGCGGGCTGTACTTCACAACAATCCGATCAGGAGAGAAGGGCAATGAGCAGAAAGAACCGGTGGATACTAAACGGATAGCTGTACAGATACAGAACCTGAAGGTGGATGCCGATATGTACATGACTGCATTGCTGCGGATTGCCCGTAGTTATTTTGCTGATTATTATGCCGGTGATCCACGAAGGATATTCGACCGGGACAATGACCGTAAACGTACATTCTGGATATGAGACAGCTTCGTATTGTTTATCGCAGCTTCGGTGTCCGCCGTGAGGTTATACGCCAGGTACCGCAGAAATGGGAAGAATTGACACCGGATCAGTTTCTGCTCGTGTCACGGTTTTACCTTCAGGAGATGGATGAGTCTTCATTCTTGAAAGGCTTTTATTCCCTACCGTCCGGAGTTGGCTTTGACAGTTATTATATCTATCGCCTGAGTGAGCTGCTTGAGTTCATCAGCGACTGTCGTGTCCGGATGGACCGTTTCATCCTTCCTTGTGTAGCCAGACTGAAAGCGCCGGGTGACCGTCTGAAAGGGATGTGTTTCGAGCACTTCATGCACGTGGACACGGCTTTCAACCGCTATGCGCGTGACGGCAAGGATGCTTCACTGGATACTTTCGTATCGATGCTGTACCTGAAGGATAACGAATATATTGTCCTACCGGCGGGTGGGAAAAACGGCTTATTTAGCAGGCAGAAACCGCTGATACTGCAAAAACGGCTGTCGGAAGTGGCGAAGATAGACAGGTATGTCAAGTATGCTATATTCCTGAACTATGTTTTTGTCAAAAGGTGGCTTTCCAAGGCGTTCCCTTTCCTGTTTCCATTGAATGATGAACCGGAGAAGAACGACAAGAAACCGACCGCGCCATCGGTCAACTGGCTTGATATCTTCGATGCCTTTGTTGGTGATGATGTGGCGGTGATGGAGAAATACCAGGCAATGCCGGTAGCAACGGCATTTCGCCTGCTCAATAAAAGAATACGTGATGCTCAAAAACAGAAGAAATGACATTTTCAGAGTACATAGAGAGTTTGGCCGAAAGACATGTTGATATCCGGCATAAAGAGAATGACGAGGTACATTTCCTTTCATCCGAACGGGAGAAGCACACGGCACTGGACAGCGTACTGCATTATCCGGCGGTGATTCTTGATCGTGGCTCAGGGTTCGGATATGGCGGTGTTCCGGGGGCATATTTGAAGGATCGTGATTATCTGCTCTTTGTATTGGAACATGTGTCTGATACTTCAGACTACGAACAGATAGAGGCCGCACTTGACAAGTGCGAGCGCATTCTTGATGAGATGCTGAACCAGGTACTTGAAGACAAACGGAAGAACCGCCAATGGATTGCCTTTTCACTTGAAGAGGTAGAAGCGGATTATGTGGTGAATATTGATAGCCAGCTTTATGGGGTGATCGCGGCAATACACTTGTCGCAACCCTATAAGGCTGTTAACTGTAGGAAGGCATTCAACTGATATGGCAGATACGATTGAAACACTTAAAGAATTAGCCCGGCAGGTACGATATGCCACCCAGGAGGGAGAAAACACGGGAGAACGTGTTGGGCGTACCTTGGTGGGCATTTTGAATCTGTTATCACAGTGTTCTTTAGAAGAACTGAATAAAATCTTCCTTCATAAATCCAAACCTGATGAAACGCCTTTCTTACTGAAGCTGTTAGGGGGTGCCGAAGTTGGCGAAACCATTGACTCATTAGTTGCCGGGAAAGGTATTCTACTTAAAGATGGCCGTGTACAGGCTGATATCTTGGAAGCTCGTTTTGCTCTCATTGTTCAGGAAGTGATCTTCAACCGTTTGTCTGCTATGGAAAGTGATTATTCATTTTCCGAGTCAGGGACTATTGAGAGTGTCGAACTATTGGAAGATGGTACCTATCGTTTACCACTTCGTAAACGTTGGGAGAATGATTTCACAGCCTTGGACGAGAATGATGTAGTTTACGGCATGGTGAATAATCTTGCTTCAGGTACCGGAGATTACTATACTTCCTGGCTGCGTGTCCTTAACGTGAATACAGTATCTAATACCATCACTGCGGTCATGTATCCGGACGATGAAGTTCCAGGAGGCAAAAACTATCCACCGGAACCGCTAATGATACTTTCTCATCGTGGTAATCCGGTGAATGAAGATCGTCAGGCATATTGGTACCTATCTTCCCGTGAGAAGTGTATCTGCATGCTCGATGGAGTAACGAAACCTATACTGGAAGAGAATAACTATGCCATCATTATAGGCAAGTTAAAACAGTTGTCACTGTTTGACAACCTGCCGATCAACTACCGCCATAGCTACATCTATTGTCGTGGTATCGCTATACAGGACTTATTGCGTATAGACGACTATCAGGGTACACCTGTTCGTTCTGAGAATAATCGGGGTCCGTGGTCATCTGAGGATGCTGTGAACAATCCCTATCAGTCTACAGACACTGTTTATGACACAGTCTATCATGTTGGCTGTAAATGGATGTGTCTGGTTACCGGAACTACGCAGGAACCTAAGTGGAATGCTACCGACTGGGCACAAATTGAAGGCAATTCAGAACTGAGCCTTACTTTCTCTTCCAATAATGGCTATAACTTCTTTGCCGGTAAGGTCAATGCGGAATTTACCCCTATTGTCTATTGGGGCTATAATGATATCTCTGCGGATGTGTTGCCCGGTGACTGGTCATGGACTCGTGATAGTGGTCAGGTGACGGAAGATAATGCCTGGTCGGTCGCTCACGCCAATAACGGGCGGGTACTTCATTTGACTAATGAGGACATGCCTTCCAATTGGGGTACTACAAGAAAAGTGAAATTCACCTGTACGGCATACGTCCGTGACGGTGCCGGGAGTACTAATGTCGAAAACTATATAGATATATGAAAATTAAAACCGCGGTTCAACCACAGCCGGTCAGAACCAGCTATACGCCTCTAAAGGCGAGTTTTGGTATTATAATAGATGGTGGAGGTAGTAAGACACAGTTTTATTACACGAATGCCAATACGTACATTCCTAACCGGGCTATTACCCCGATGAAGCTAAAGGCATTCCTCAATATTGTCGATCCGGATAAGATTATCAGTAATGGGGATAAAAGTAATCAGCTGACTGTCACCTGGTATGAAAACAGTGAGAGCACTCAGATTACCTCGGAGAATAGCAATTATACACTGAATGCTGACGGAACATTGCTTGTGAAGAAGAATGTTTCGCCAACTACTCCTGTGCAGATTCTTTGCCGGGCTACCTATGTGGATTCCAGAAATAAAAACACGTTGGTATATACCGATACATTCACTCTGAACTCTATACAGAAGAGTGATGACCAGCTTTCATTGAGCATTAACCAACCTGCCAAGATAACCTATAATCCCCTGAAGGATAACCAATACATAGATATCACTGCTGTATTGAAAATGGGCAGCGAAACTGTTGCGGATGCCAATGTAGCGTATTGGTGGTACAAAGTCGAGAACGGAGAGGAAACCCTTATCAACTCTTCTGATCTGAACATTGAATACGTATCCGGTCAGGGTACTAATACTTTGCGTATTGATGCCGACAATACATATATGAGCGTCATCCGCTGCCGCGCGGCTTATTATACCGGAACCAAGCCGTCAGCTCCTACGGATGATACTTTGATGGCTGAGACGGCCATAGTTTATAAGATTCCTCCGATTAAGGCATTTGTCTATAGTCCGAATGGCAATACCATTCGTCAGGGAATGGCCAACATGACTTTTTATGTGAAGATACTGACGAATAAAGAGGAGCTGACAACGGATCAGATCAATAAATACTTTTTTGTGAAGTGGTTTAAGAAGTCGTCTGCTGCGGGTGCGACGGCTACGGAAATCGGACACGGTAGTTCGATATCGGTTACAGCCGACAGCTTACGCCTGAGTGGTGGCTTGCAAATGTCTGTTTATCCTGAAGTCTACGAGATAGGCCCTTATACGGTGCTTACTACCAAGAGTGGTGATCCCATCCGTACAGGCGCCAATGAAGTAATAATAGCCAGAGGCTAACAATTTAATTTATATATGAGAGAAATGAAGTACTTAAAAGTATCCGCCGATATCGCCCGTCGTGCCGGTGTGATTGATGTCCGCCATCGGACTGCCGACGGGGAGTTTATCATTAACGAAAGTGATCTTCGTATGGTGAGGTTCGAGCCGGAAGAATATGTGAAAGGCATTGCCGGGCAGGTTCTCACCGAACAGGAAGCCGCCAAGCTAATCGAAGCCGGTGGAAATAAAATTGGAGAGGAGGTACAGAATGAAAACAATAGTGAATTACCTGCTGAGGATTCTTTGCCGGTTCAGGACAGTGATAAAGAATCTGTGGCAGAAGATAACTCAATTAACGGAGAGGAGGTACAGGATGAGTGATGTTGCGGGTTCTTTTTATATCGGTATGATTATTGATGGTGATAGTGCGCAGGGGAATATTCGATCTACGAAGCCGCTTGTACAGATGTATCAGAAGGATACGGGTAAATGTGTGCCGGACTGGAGCGTAGCGGCTAATCAACCTATCATCTATCCGGTCATGCGCTCAGGTAATGAGAATGTGATCAAGTCGATTGTTTCTGGTTCCGAGAAATGGTATTATAACAATACTCCTATAACTTTTAACGCTTCGGGTTTGTCTACTGCCCCGGCTGCCGTAGCCGGTAAGATGCAAACCACTACTTACAATAATGGTTCCGTGAATGTACCGGCTCTGAAGATCGTAGGAAATCTTGCTTCCGCTTCTAACATGGATGCAGATACTATCCGCATGGATGGTGAGATTGAGGCTTCCGGGCATAATCTTGGCTACACTTCTGAGATACCTCTTGCCATCTCAGAATTTAGTAATTCTGCCTATTACGGTTTCCTTTATCCTTCCGATGGTGGTATTATTGATGGTGATACAGCTACCGTTAAAGTGGATCAGGAACTCTACAAAGGTGGTTCATTAGTTCCCCAAAGTAACTATTCCCTGAAATGGTATAAGATGCCTTCCACCACAGCATGGTCAACCGCCAACAGTGTTTCATTAGTGGCTGATGATATCGATTCCAAGCTAAGTATAAGAGCCGAATTTATTATCGGTGGTGAGGTGGTTGCTATTGCAATCGGTGAAGTGAGCGATGAAACAGATCCGTTATTCTTGGCTGTTAATTTCAGTGGTCCTACTTATCTTACCAGCAGCGGCGCTACCAGTGAGGTAACTGCGACATATAAGGTTAAGAAGACTGGTACAGGTGAAGAAGTAACCGGCTTTACATTCAAGACTACTTTTACGAAAGCTGACGGTACCGCTTTTACTCCGGCCAATGCACCCACTACAACCGGGTGTAAACTTACCTATACCGATGTGAAGGGTGCAGGGGGGAATATTACCGGCTATGTACAAGGAACTAAATCATAGGTTTTATGACAAAGAAACAGATTGTTGCATCAACTTTTAATGTTACGGCGGCTCCCGATGACGGAGCCAAAGGTGATCGTGGCGCTCGTCTTCGCCAAACTGATTGGGCCGAAGGAAAGCAATATCTGTCAGGGGCTGATGGCGAGCTATGGTACGATGTTGTATTATACAAAGATATGCTATATCTGTGTTTGAAGTCACATACTTCCTCATCTGCTAATAATCCCCAAACCTCGGTTGCAAACCAGTTAGGATATTGGGAGAAAGCAATAGACTGGGTTTTTATTGCTACCAAATTGCTGCTAAGTGAGAAGATTAAATCTGAATATATCGATGTTGATGACTTGGTAGTAAAGAATGTGCAGGTTGAGGATGCTGACGGTAATGTCATTTGTAGGATCAACGGGCGTACAGGTGATGCGAGCTTTGCAAAGGGAAATATACTTTTTGGTTCAGACGGTTCTATTGTGTGTAACAAAGGTATATTTAAGGTTGGTATTCAAAAGGTTTTTCGTGAAATAAGCCTCAATGACTATACTACGGAATCTTTTAAAGCTGATCTAACCCAGGGACTCAATTTTATTTTTACCAAGAATGTGGGGAATGATACGCACTATATGACTTTGCCTAATTCGCTTGATCTTGATGGTTTCGAATCGGAAATGATATTTTATGGGAATCCGGGTAGTGTGTATGTCAGTTGTGAAAATGGCTTATACCCTTTCATGTACAATGGTTTGAGGGTGAAACAGGTGAGGATAGCCACATTCCCGCGTCGGTTGAATGTCGTTGCTCGGAAATGCAATCTTATAGGTGCTGATTATGTCGAGTGGTGGATTACCAACACTAACGACTATACGGTTTCAAGCAAAGATATGTATGACCGTTGCGAACTTGCTACTTCAGTGTATTATAATAGTTGATATGCTGATTGATAAGGTATAATTATTAAACAAAACGAGATTAAAAATTAAATGTTGAATTTGGGCGTTTTTTGATATAATTTAGACGTCCGTTAAAAGTGAATAGGTATGAAAGAGAACGAGATAGCCAGCGGTGTTGCAATAAAGGTGCGAGGCTTAGATGCAAACGGCAATAGCATTGTAACAAGTCCTCAGCAAGTTGTAGACAATACCAGTTGTCTGCAACTGAAACAGCTATATGGTACTTATGCTGAGTCATATTACTGCAAGATTCTAACAATGACCTTATCTGGCAGCACAGAAGGCAACCTTGATAATATTGTTTTGGAAATAATCGGAGGTAACGCATACACTGTGCCTAATAGTTTATTATATTTATCGCTGGTATGCCATAGAGAGACGGTAAAGGCCAGCAAGAATAGCATAATAGGTACTTTGAGTATTGGTTATGTCAAAAACGATACTTCGATAGATATATGGGTAAAAACAGCTTTATATTCTAATTCAATTTATGTCTCTATTCTTGGCAGACAAGATCGAAATGCCCTTATAAAAAACGTATATCAAAAGGATGTGCCAGAAGGATATATAGAGATTAATTAATAGGGGCATAATGCCCCTATACTTTAATCAATCCCTCAGGGACTTCATTATTCGTTTCCAACTTAATTATTCCCCCATGATTAGCAATAACAGATAAATTGAGCGACCCACCGGAACTCGATTCATATCCCCATACTTCCCGTGTCTCATTTACGTCTCTGTAATACAACCTAAAGGTTGTATTAACCCCTTGTACATTGATTAATTCCGGTAAGTAACCCTTTCGACAAGATATCATTCCAAGAGGTAACTTTCCAAGAGGACTACCGCTCGCTATAAGAAACTGGCAATTAGCATAATAAATAGTTAAGTTACATAAGTGAACATATTTTTCTGCTGAATAATGTTGCATACTTCGTTTAAACAGGTCAACGGATGCCAATCCCTTTTGTTCCTTTGTAGCTTCAGACATTACCAACCTAATTACTTCAGCAAGGTCAGCTCTATTTATACGTACTGGATTACCATTAGGATCTATTAAGGCGATATATTCACTATTGATACTATTTACCTGTGTACTTTCATTTAATTTCATACCATTCACTTTTAACGGACGACAGAATGGATAATATTCCAGAGGCAGATGTAAGATGAAAGTATGTAATAAAAATCTTTACCATATAGGCTGTATTGCATCTTCCGGTGGTGTTTCAATAATCATCGGAAATTCTGCATTACCATGTAAGATGGTTATACATGATGCCTTACTACTAACGCAGGAATCTTTGGCCCATATGGATATTGTTCCATTCTCATTTCTGTATTTTACATTGGGATTATACAATTCACCGGCTTTCCCTATAAGTTGCTTAAAATCAGAATGCATGATCTGATCATCATAATTAACTGCATATCCCACAATTATACTTGCCGGTTGATTAGTATAACATATCATATTTAACAGAAACGAGCAATTCATACCACGCTTTATTTCCATTATTTTGAGCCATCGGGCACCAGTTCCAAAAGGAAAGAAAATCCGTTTAAACATTCCTATGCTTTCTAATGCAGTCATTAACTCACTTGGAGTTGACACTATACTATTACCATTAGCGTCTATTCCTCGTATCTTGGTAGGTACACCACTACTTAACTCATTTTCCTTCATACCATATACTTTTAACGGACGTATTTTTATCACTGAATTTTACCCTCAAAACTGTCGGCATAATTCAGAGTAAAAATACATGATTTTGTATGTCCGTTAAAACTGAATAGGATATGAAATTAAATGAGGCCATGCAGATTAATACCATTAATGACGAATATGTAACTTTGATGAATGCAAATGGGAATCCCCTAAGGATAAACAAGTCTGATCTTATAGAGGTAATTCGGGCTAATATGCCTGTGGCTACTACAGATAAAAATGGTTTATATGGAAAATCGTATGTAGAGAAGGTATTTACAACAAGTAGTACAAACACTAAACTCATAAAACTGTTTTCATGTCAAAAAAGCGGATTCTCCGGTAAGATATCCCTATTATTTCGACGATCTGAATCAGGAGTAATATCAGAGTTTAGTATCTATGCGAACAGCTATCATACTATAGATAAGATATCTGATATACAGATTTATAGACGTGCCGGAAGTCATAGCAATATTACATTTTACCGTGATGAAGAATATGTATATGCATATATACCATCCAATTATTATTATCTTTATTGTAAACTGGATTTCTTATTTATTGGTAAAATAATTCTTGAAGTAACAGAAGTGGATATCAGCACGTTAACGAAAATACCACTCATTGAGTAAGATTATATAATGGAAGAGCCGGGATAAACAATCTCCCGGTTCTTCCATCATTGTTTCATGTAACATCAATATACGTTGCTGCATCAACTTCATCCTGATTGGCAACTGACAAAGGTATGGCGTCAGTACTGGGTAGAATAGTATTCAGCAACTTTACATATATAGATGGTGTGTATTGCGTATGTTCCAATATGATTTTAAAGACTCCGGTACTTTCGTTTGACCACATTTTAAATCGTGGAGTTGTCGGAGCATTTGCTCCACCTATCCGATTTAAAATTATTGCAGGTGCCTTTAAAATATCGGCTGATCTGTTAATGGTCATATAGAATAATGTCATTGGTCCGCCACCGTAAGCGGCAAGACTGATAAGCAAGGAGCTAGACATCGCTGTCGTGCTATTACACTCATATACAATCCTCGACGTCTGCGTTGCAATCATTTTTTCCTTCCTTACGTCACTGGCAGGTTTAAGACCGTTTTTCTCAGTTGTAGCCTCGTTCATCACGCTACGGATGACTTCTGCAAGATTATTCTTGCTGATTCGTACCGGCAGGCCATTACTATCTGTAAGTAGTACATACTCACTGCCTATAGTGCTCACTTGTGCAGCCTCGTTTAATTTTCCCATACCTATTCACTTTTGACGGGCGTTTAAACTATAGCGAAAAACGCCCAAATTCAACATTCAATTTATAATCTCGTTTTGTTTAATTTTATTCAATCAATTAAATTACTTTCAAACCACTTTACCAATTGGTAAAACAGGGCTTCGCTTACCTTGCCGGATAATTTTTCATTGGTGCATTACCTTGATAAAATGTCAAGCCATAAGTTGGGTCAAGAAGACACCAAGAATTTTCAGAACCAACAGCAGTAGTAAGCTGGATGTTTCTGTCTCCTATTACGGTCTCATTAAGGACTGTATTGTTACGATACCGACGCAGACAAATACGAGGATAGTAGATTTTTGATCCCTGCCAATCCTCTTCTAAGAAGCTAATATCTCCAACTTCATTATCATCCTGATTATACATCTTGATGGAGTTTGTCTCAGGATCAATGACGACACGCTTACCGCTAAATGATGTTTCGATACGACCAACAATCTCAATATCACCGTTCTCTTTTATTATGAAACTATTGTTTGGGGAACGAATATTTTTGAACACCCCGCCGTCCACTTCTATATTCCGTCCTTTGAGCAGGCCTCTGAGAAAATCAAAAAGCAGGTTAGGAGTAAACTCTTCCGTACCAAATTTTTCATAGGAAGACGTGGAGTTTCCTTCAGCATCAACTCCTTGCTGGGAAAACATATAATCTCCTGAGAAGACAGCACTCGCCAATTTTGCGAAGTTAGCCATCAATATCTCTACATAAATAGCCTTATAACTTTCAAAGGGTACCCAGGTGGCTTTTGTGCCGTTTACCGCATAATCCTTTTGAGGATTATTAATATTTGATGGAACGCCTTGACCTACCCAGGTGGTAATCTGATTCATCACATAATAAATACCATTATATAGTACATAAGGAGCAACCATATCCGTACATATATAAGAAGTATGCAGATCGTATTCGCCTGCCGGATAAGGCAGCTGGCCCCGACTCCCTTTCGCACCATCTTCAGGAGCCGCCGTAACGTTAAAAGTTGATGCTACTATCCGTTTCTTAGCCATAACTACTCAAGATTTAGTTCCTTGTATATAGCCGGTAATGTTACCGCCTGCACTCTTTACGTCTGCATATGTTAGCTTACAACCGGTGGTAGTAGGCGCATTGGCCGGAGTAAAGGCCGTACCGTCAGCCTTCGTGAAAGAAGTCTTGAACGTAAACCCGCTCACCTCTTCACCCGTTCCTGTTTTCTTGACCTTATACGTCGCTGTAACCTCACTGGTAGTACCGCTACTGGTAAGCATCGTCGGGCCACTGTAGTTTATTGCCAGAAAAAGAGGATCTGTTTCATCGCTCACTTCGCAAATGGCAGTAGCAACCACCTCACCACCGATGATAAATTCAGCCCTTACGCTTAATTTGGAATCAACATCATCCGCTACCAATGAAACACTGTTGGCCGTTGACCATGCTGTAGTTGACGGCATCTTGTACCATTTTAAGGAATAGTTGCTCTGAGGCACCAATGAGCCACCCTTGTAGAGTTCCTGAGTCACTTTAACGGTAGCTGTATCACCATCAATAATACCGCCATCGGAAGGATACAGGAAACCGTAATAGGCGGAGTTACTAAACTCCGAGATGGCAAGCGGTATCTCAGAAGTATAGCCAAGATTATGCCCGGAGGCTTCAATCTCTCCGTCCATGCGGATAGTGTCCGCGTCCATGTTGGAAGCACTGGCAAGATTTCCTACTATCTTCAATGCCGGTACATTCACAGAACCATTATTGTAAGTAGTGGTCTGCAACTTGCTGGCAACGGCAGCCGGAGCGGTAGAAAGTCCAGAAGCGTTGAACGTTACTAAAGTGTTGTTGTAATACCACTTCTCGGAACCCGACACAATCGGCTTGATCACGTTTTCATTGCCTGAGCGCATGACCGGATAGATGACGGGCTGGTTGGCCGCTACGCTCCAGTCCGGCACACATTTACCCGTATCTTTCTGGTACATCTGCACAAGCGGCTTCGTTGACCGGATATTACCCTGTGCACTATCACCGTCAATTATCATCCCGACGTAAAGAGAACCCGCAACATCACTCATCTTGTGCCTCCTCTCCAATTTGATTTCCGCCGGCTTCGATCAGCCTGGCAGCTTCCTGTTCAGAAAGAACCTGCCCGGCAATGCCCCTCACATATTCCTCAGGTTCGAACCGTACCATACGAAGGTCACTCTCATTAACGATAAAATCACCGTCAGCAGTCCGATGGCGGACATCGATCACACCGGCACGCCGAGCGATATCGGCGGAAACTTTCAAATACTTCATTTCTCTCATATGCTTAATTTTTAAATTAGCCCCTGGCTATTATTACTTCATTCGCACCTGTACGGATTGGATCACCACTCTTGGTAGTAAGTACCGTATAAGGACCGATCTCATACACTTCAGGATAAACCGACATTTGTAAGCCACCGGTCAGGCGCAGGCTGTCGGCGGGCACTGACACCGAACTGCCGTGTCCGATCTCCACGGCTGTAGCACCCGCAGCGGATGACTTCTTAAACCACTTCACAAAAAAGAGCCTGTTGATTTGCTCTTCGGTCAGTTCCTCTTTGTTCGTCAGTATCTTCACAAAAAAAGTCATATTAGTCATTCCCTTACGGATAATGTTGCCATTCGGAGTGTAGACAAAAGCCTTAATCGGAGGAATCTTGTAGACAATAGCCGTCTCAGCCATCAGGGTATCATCCGCAGGTGCCGAAGGCTTGGTTCCGGTATAATAGGCTGCACGGCAACGGATGATGCTCAGATATGTATTATCGGCATCGATACGTAATGTCTTGCTTCCCTGGCCGGATACATACTCAATGTTCAAGTCGGAAGAATCGATCAAAGTCTCTTCTCCGTTCTCAACCTTATACCACCAATATGCAACGTTGGCATCCGCAACCGTCTCGCTGCCCATTTTCAATGCGGCAGTGATATCTATGTACTGGTTATCCTTCAAAGGATTATAGGTGATCTTGGAAGGCTGATTGATACTTAGTGAAAGCTGGTCATCACTCTTCTGGATTGAGTTCAGAGTGAATGTATCATTATATACGAGAGTATTGTTATTCCTGGTATCAATGAAAGTAGCCCGGCAAAGAATCTGCACCGGTGCCGTCGGGATTACATTCTTCTTCACAAGCAATGTACCGTCGGCATTCAGAATATAATTACTATTCTCCGAGGTTATCTGGTTACTCTCACTATTTTCATACCAGGTGACGGTCAGTTGACTACTCTTATCCCCGTTACTGATAATCTTATCAGGATCCACAATATTGAGGAACGCCCTCAGCTTCATTGGAGTTACGACACGGTTAGGAATGTACGTGTTGGCATTGGTATAGTAGAACTGTGTCTTGCTACCTCCACCATCAATAACAATTCCAAAGCTCGCCTTTAGAGGCGTATAACTGGTTCTGATCGGCTGCGGTTGAACCGAGGTTTTAAGTCCTTTCATACATTTATATAATTTTGAATATCAATACTTCCGGCACCATCGCGGAGATATGCCGTACAGGTGAATTTCACTTTTCTCGTAGCTCCCCAGTTGCTTGGCATGTCTTCATTCGTCAGGTGTAATACCCGCCCGTTATTGGCATGAGCGACCGACCAGGCGTTATCTTCCGTCACCTGACCGCTGTCACGGGTCCATGACCAGTCACCGGGCAACACATCCTCAGATATATCATTGTAACCCCAATACACAATAGGGGTAAATTCCGCATCGACTTTACCGGCAAAGAAGTTATAGCCGTTATTGGAAGAGAACTCAAGGGTCAGTTCTGAGTTCCCCTCAATCATCGCCCAGTCGGTTGCATTCCATTTGGGTTCCTGAGTGGTTCCGGCAACCAGACACATCCATTTGCAGCCAATGTGATAGACTGCATCAAATATTTCCGGTGTGGACTGATAAGGGTTGTTCACTGCATCCGCTGCCGACCACGGGCCCCGATTATTCTCCGAGCGAACCGGTGTCCCCTGATAGTCTATGCGTAACAAGTCCTGAATGGCAATACCACGACAATAGATATAACTATGGCGGTAGTTCACAGGCAGGTTGTCAAATAGTGACAACTGCTTTAACTTGCCTATGATGATGGAATAGTTGTTCTCTTCCAGTATGGGCTTTGTCACTCCATCGAGCATGCAGATACACTTCTCACGGGAAGACAAGTACCAATATGCCTGACGGTCCTCATTCACCGGATTGCCACGGTGAGAAAGAATCATCAGCGGTTCAGGCGGATAGTTCTTGCCGCCCGGCACTTCATCATCAGGAAACATGACCGCAATAATAGTATTGGATACAGTATTCACGTGAAGGACACGAAGCCATGAAGTATAATAATCCCCGGTACCTGAAGCAAGATTGTTCACCATGCCATAAATGATATCATTTTCATCCAAAGCCGTGAAATCATTCTCCCAACGTTTACGCAGTGGAAGCCGATATGTGCCGTCATCCAATAGCTCTACACTCTCAATAGTGCCAGATTCGGAAAATGAATAATCGCTCTCCATAGCTGAAAGACGGTTGAAGATAAGTTCTAAAACGGTCAGCGATGACCGCAACTCCATGCGGTCAGCCTGTATTCGTCCATTTTCAGCAATTATGCCCTTGCCCGTTAATAATGAATCAATGATGCTTTCGCCTACCGTTAATTTACTCAAAGCCTTAATAGGCCCTTTTACTATGATGTCTTTCAAGAAAGTGATTATACCTTCTACATAATCATCATTCTTTTTGCTGATAAACTTATCTCCTAAGCCCTCATTATTTGCCTTAATTGCCTTATCAATCTCGGCAAGTATTCTCAATGCTGAAAAGGTATTCCTATCGGTAGGAACAACAGTGTCATTGAGCTTTATCAAATAAACATACCCCTCCCCACCTCCCCCAGTTTCACCACCTTCTTCTTCACCACCTTCAGGGAAATCAACATCTATATTGTCAACCATACCCTGTAAAGACACCTTGAAAATATAGCTCTTCAATGACACAATTTCCTTAGTCATTTCCGGCACACTATTACCCTTACGAACAAATCGCACGCCATTGAAATACACATTAGAGCAACATAATATCCGGTTCAAGTGCTCCGCAAACCAGACAGGACACCCCTCAGCATTACCAAGAGTAAACTTCTTCTGCGTACTCTCTACTGCAAAAAGTTCAACGATATTTCCATTAGAAATTTCAAACTGCTCATTGTTGACGGCAAATGTCCAATCATCATCTTTGAAACCGCCTGGCGCCCGGAACTCAAAATAGAACTGGTCTTCCCCATTCCAGAACACACAGTCATTACGCTGCTTGTTGCTACGCATGGAATAGCTGATAAGAGTAGTCTTAGATAACTCTTTCTCATCATTAGTCACCTTGAACACATCACATTCTTGTTCGCCTACGGTAACAGAATAATATCCGGGAGCAAGCCCTGTAATAGTTGAATAAAATACAGTGGTATCATCCTTCAGTGAGAAAGATTGAAATTCTATATCCCGAATCGAACCATCAACATGATTTTTCAGGCGGCTATCAATCTTGTACTCAGTTGTAGTAAGAACCTGTATGAGTATGTTATCTTCCGGAGAAAACAACTGCACATACTTACTATCAGCCCCGAATCTATCTGAGGATGGACTAAAGAATAGTGGAGTAAATGGTGATATCTTTATCATAACTAACCAATACTTTTAATTTGCAGATTATATTCAACCCCTTCATAGTGCCTAATCTTATATTTCAGCTCGTTTATGAAGCAAGTATATAGCAGGTTGTTCCTTTCAACCTCAACAAGAGCATTTACATCTGACGGTATTTCACCATCGGCTGTACTAATAGTTAATGTGTCTACGGTAAATAGAGAATCTGTAAGTTCTATGTCAGAATTCTCGGCGATATCGTTTATCACAACATCACCATTACCGGATGAAGAGGCGAACCTCAGAGACTGCATAAATGAAGCAATGTACTCTTTGTTTGCCTCGATAATCGAACGGGGCGAAAACATAGCGTTGAACATGGAAGCCGAAGAGATTACACCAGTAATACTATAGCCCTCCCTGACCAACTCATAATAAGCAGCGCCCTCATCCGATGAAGCGGCAACAAAGAATGTATCATTATCACTTTCATTGTCGGTCGTATTTTTTCCCCGCTTGCTGACCAGGAACTCAATACCGTATGGATCTGCACGCAACGGACTTATAAGCTCAAGGGCTTTATCCGTAATGGTTATCCCGGTATCATATTCATTGGTAAAGTGGAATTCATCACGACCGTTAATGCTATCATAGTCCTGCTTATCATAGCCAACCCTCAACAAAGCATAAATAAGCGATGAATTCACTTTCACCTTGAATTCGTCCCCGGTATAACCGATTCTTTTTTGAACCTCAGAGTGAAAAAGGGAGGTACGTTTCTTGAAAACGACTTTGTTTTCAGTGATATCGGGAACGTAACCATACACAGATTCCATCCAATCTGAGAACTTCTTGAATGATGTGTATATCTTAGCTTTTTCCAAGCCTCTGGCACTTTCTGCCGCCATTATCATGGTAGAAGATAGCCGAGTATCTCCGGTATAATCAATTTCGCCTATATAGCCCTCTTTCTCTTCGTTTATACTCTTCAATAGACGATTGAGAAGAATAGCAGGCTTAATAACATTAATCAGTTCAGACTGCATTTTACCCATGTAATAAACAGCCATTTTAAAATTCTCAATTCTAATCTTAACTCCGGCAGCCGTATTAACATAAAGCCTATAGACCATTCCAATCTTTTTGGATTCATTCTTTTGGGGATCAACAAGGACAAGGCCTTTTTCCTCTACATGATACACCTCACCAGCCTTGAGCCCACTTGTATGAAACACGGTACCATTTACCGTTTCAGCACCAACCATCTTTTCCCCTTCAATATCAAATCTCCCGGTACCAGACGAAATAGTGATATCACAAGTCAAGTCCATATATAGACCGTGCGGTGGCAAAGCGAAAATTTTCATGAAAACACCTTTGGTATTTCCATGAAAAGCACCGTCTGATTCATGATAAGGTTCTATATAACCACCTACGTATACTTCATTATTCGAATCAACCAAATAGACATCAATATTCGTATTAGCTTGGGGAGTCCCAGTAGGATAAATATACTCGTCATTATCAATGTCGAAATTGTAAGTGTTCTGCATCAATAGCCTGTCATAATTGAGTGCCTTCTTTTCTTTCAGTTCATCAACAAGATATTCATATTCAGTACTCTTTTTCGCCTTTATCTTTGCCGCAAGGCTGTTATCAATAGCATTGATGTAAACGGTAGTATCATCATATTCCAACGAGCCAAAATCCAAATAACTACCATAGACAAAGCGTTTATTACGCTCATTGTCTGTTGTATAAACCTCTATTTGGGCATTGGCCTTTAAATAATTGGTACGGTATTCATTAAGTAAAAGGTTATAGGCCTTGTTCGTAAACTCAAACTTCGAAGAGAATGAACGGATTATCCCGCTAAAATCATTCCGTTTCAGCGAGAGACTAACTTCATCCCAATTTTTGATACAATCTTCTTTAAGGATGAAAGGTGTACCATTTATGATAAGAACATACCGATTCATACATTTTCCTTTGCAGCGAATATATAGAAAATGCTAACCGGCAAACAGGTTAGCATTTATCTTGACATTATATAATTGCGGCAAAAGCGGCACAATTAAGTTATAATCAACACATTACAATAGGCACAAATTAAAGGGAGAATTTACTTGTCGCCTCTCTCAAAAGATAAAGAGAGGCAGACTTCTTTTAATGTTTCGAGCTTAGCAGATTCTGAATCTATCTTAGATAGACAGTTATTCAACCGATTAGCAAGCAGCTTTATCTCAGTGATTTTATTCATCTCATCGGAATGATTATCAAGATATGTCTGAGCATCAGTAAGCGCTGTTTTGACTTCTGTAATAAGAGTTGAAATATCTTGTGCGCTCTTTTCTTTTCTCATTGTATAGTATTCTAATACATCCATAATTATAAATTCTTTGATTATTATTTACTATA